CATTGTATGCAGACCATTTGCCAGTTGTGCTTTGTTAGCGGGCATGTTCTCATTTGATGCTCTCCCGAGAATCAAATACCTTTTCACCTTGCGGGTCGCGCACAATGGCATACCCGCCGCGCTTTTGGGGAGAACTCCAACAAACAGCTGCTTCGATTGACTGAGGAAGGTTGTTGAATTGAGCCAGGTGCATTAGATAATCACCATTGGCGAGCCGTGCCGTTGTTTGGAAGTACATGATTCTTCTCCTTGGAATAGAAACTGGAATAAAATGCGCTCGTTTTTACACTGAGGCCGGAAACCCGGCCTCGAAGACTTGGAAACTGCACCCCGTAGACTTGAGGGACAGCCCCTCAGACCGGGCAACTTTAGCGCATAGGGCAATAGCCTGATCTGCCGTTTGGTTGCGAACCGTGTGGAACAGGTATTGAGGAAATTCCATGAAGCGAATTGCCCAACCGCTTTTAAGTCCGCAAAGTGAATCAACTAAAGGTGCAACCGTAATCGTGTTACCGTTCCGAGTGGCCGTCATGGTTTTCATCTCCTGTACTCATCAATCGAGTACATAATCAGAGTATCTCACACTACGTTGTGTGTCAACTGTTAATTATGCACAGCCTGTGGAAAACACGCTAACGATCAATCACTACAGGGCTGAAAATCTTTTCAGGCACGCTCTTTGCTGCTGGTTTGATGTGGGCAGGGCAGCGGTATCTCATCGCCCTGGCGGACACGCTGAGGCCGCATTTAGGGCATGGCCGCATCTTCGGGGGAGTAGTTGGGCCATGCTTACGTAAGGCTCGGCCAGCTTGCGAAGGAGTAATCATGCTACGTAGTGTACCTCACTTATCGTAGTGCGTCAAGGGATGTTTGGCATTATTCAGGGATCTCGCTATAATCCATTCATGCCAGCAGGCAGACCACCAACACCGTATGATCGTGAGCTTGCGGCGGAGTTGTGCGATAGATGGGCTACGGAAATCAAAGGAATTGATGAGATTCTCGACGATCTACGGATCGAGCGGGGACAGGATTTATCAACTCCAAGTCGCAGAGTTATTTATAGATGGCTGGATGAGATACCAGAGTTCCGTGAGCGTTCCGCACGTGCGCGCAAATTGAGAGCAGACTTTTTGAGCGATCTTCGTGTAAAATATGCACTTACGCCTCTTATAGGAGAGAAAACAAAGCTCACTTCTAAAGGCCAAGAGACGGAGATTGGCGACAATGTTCAGCGCTCCCAGCTTATTGTCCAGACGTTATCTAAGGTGATAGGGCAACTCGACCCTAAGGTATACGGAGACAAGACGGCGATCACTGGCGACGGTGGCGGTCCCTTGCAGATCATCACGAGCATACCTAGGCCACCTAAATAGTGATACAATGTATTCATGAGCGATACAAAGATGATCTCTATGCGGATGCCAGCTGACCTGCTAGCTGAACTGGATTCACGGGCAGAATATGAACAGCGGAGTCGCGCGCAGCTGATTGAACTTCTTTTAAGGTCACTCATTACCACCGGAACATTACCAACTCTTCGGTCAGATCGTCTTGCTCGGATACCGGATTTTACTTCCGTAGCGCAAGTGCAGGCTCATTCCCAACGTTGCAACCAAACCGGCCACACCGGCTTCCAGAGAGCCGACGGCTACTGGTGCTCAACTTGTAGGAGGATGTACCCATGAGAGAGCTATTTGGCTGGTTCGTCACGTGCTGTCTTTTTGGTTTAGGCCTCTGGTGCTGGAAGATGTACACTCACAGGTGAGGTGATCTATGCCAGCCTATAACACTCAGCCAATGCCCACTCCCAAGCCTGCGCTCTACACCGGCGACCAGTACGCTCTGGTCAACAATGCGGCAGTTGATAGCGGGATTCTGGCGACTCAACAGGTGGCCATTGCGCCGCACCAGGCAGACAGCGCGACACAGTGCACGGTGTTTAACAGCACAAACCAGGCAGTCCAGATGCAAGCTGCCCCGTCGGATAGTGCTTCGCTGTACGCATCTCTCGGCTCGTCTATCGCTGCCGGTGCTCTTGCTACGATCTCATGCGCTGTGCCGTGGGTTCGCGGCCTGTTCGCTACGGCTCCCACGTCCGGCTCACTCGTCATCTACCACGGATAGGAGAATCATGGACAAGAAGGCGTCTTATGTGACCACCCCGCTAGAGAAGTTATGCGTCTTGCTGGAATCAATCAGCCCGCAAATGGATGAGATAGGTTTCGGCTTCGCCGAGGGATTGCAGGGCAACCAGGGGCAGTTCGTTTATCCCACAACCGTGTGGGGAGCAATTCCGGCTTTAAGTCTTATTGTCTACCGGAAGAAGGAGGTTTAAGGGTATGGGTCTATCTGGTGTAGAGCGTGACGAGATATACGACTGGGCGATCAACGCGCTCCGTAGCGGGGCGACGATTGATTCTCTCCGAGAGGAGATTGAGGCCGCGAACCGCCACGTGGAAGGCATGAAACAACGGCCTATTTTCTCAGGCATCTATCCAGATAAGGAGGTTTAAGGGTATGGGTCTATCTGGCGCAGAGCGGTTTGTAATCGACACACGCAAGATTTATGATCCATACCCTTGACCTTTCCAATGCCGCTTCCATGCTTCGGCGGCACCATACGGGTTCATGGGCGGCGCGGCTGGCCCCGGCAAGACGATGGGGATGCTGATGGAGCAGTTCCAAGCGTGCAACGAGTTCAGCAACGAGGACGGTCCCAAGGTTCATACGATTCTGTTCCGGCGCACATTCCCCATGCTCGAAGCTACGGTGATTACCAGGTTCCGCGAGTCGTTTCCGCGAGAGCTTTACCGGCAGTACAACGAGGGCAAGAACCAGGTCACATGGCTCAACGGCGCTACGACCAAGTTCGGCTCAATGCAGTATGAGCATGATGTTTGGGGTTGGCAAGGTCAATGGTTCCACATGGGCTACGATGAGTTGTGCGAGTTCACTTTCAAGCAGTGGGCAAGTGTTGCGGCCTGGAATCGCTGTCCGGTGAGCAACAAGCCGCGCAAGTATGGGGCAGGCAATCCTATCGGCATTGGCGCGATGTGGGTAGAGGATTTGTTCGTCAAGGGTATTCCCTGCATGGGGATGGACGATAGCCAGAAGGCGGCGTTTGATCCAGAGGATTACGACTATTTCCCGGCAACCTATCTAGACAACCCGATCTTCGCCAACGATCCGACGTTCCTCAAGAATCTGGAAGCGTACCCGGCAGATGTGCGCGATGCGCTCAAGTTCGGCCTGTGGGGAGCGGCTGGCGGATACTTCAGAGGCGTGTGGGATGAGAATATCCATGTATTCAAGGATGGCAGCGTTCGGTTCCCAGACTGGTATCGCCGGTGGATTTCAGGCAACTGGGGCTATGAAGACCCGGCAAGCTACTACAAACACTGCATGGGTCCAGATGGTGAGGTCTATACCTACGATGAGTTCTATACGCAACACCTTGACCCTGAGAACCTGGCGGAGGCGCTGGCAGAATGGGCGATGGAAGAGGATGAACACGGAAAGTTGGTAATGCCCAACTTTGTGAACTTCACTCAGTCATTCGATGCAAACTACGCCAAAACCACAGCGACGATGGGCGCGGATATGCGGTCTGTGAATCAGCGCATGACTCCTGTATTGCGTCGTGAGGGCATCCCAATACCGCTGCCAAGCACAAGGGACAAGCTGGGGCGCGATACGCTGATGAGGGAACTTCTGGCCAAGCGAATCAGAGTGGGCGAGGATGCTGGTGGGCACCCGATAGAGATTCCAGGCTGGCAGGTAAGCGACAAGTGTCGCCAGTTACGCCGGATAATCCCAATTGTGAAGTCTGACCCGATTCGTGTTGAGCAGATTGAGGCAGGGATTGGCGGATCTGATTCTCCGCTGCAAGGTTCCGGGTACGGGCTGTATGCAATCTTTGGCCGTCCGGCCTCAAAACCGTTGCAGGTGAGGCAGCAGGAGTATTATGAAGGGTTAAGTCCCAAGGCGGACATGACGGCAAAGAGTGTGCTTATGGCAAAATGGAAGCAGGACAACAATCCGAGGAAGGGGTCTCCATGGGCAGCGCGGCAGTAAACCTTCGGACGCAGGAAGAAGTGGTAGCATTTGGAGAGTTGGACTTAAGGAGATTTAGAGAGTTTTTGTCGTCACACGATCAGCCAACCAAAGCAGACTTCGATGCACTCTGGGAAAGTACGGTCAAGGCATGGGAAGCGCGGCAGTGAGTCCAGAAATCCGGTGTTGTTTGGCAGCATAATCATGCGGGATATGGACAATCTCGTGAAAGGATGGAGTCCTTTATGGCGGCAGTGATATTCGTTCTTTTGGTGGTGGTTGCGATTCAGGCAATCGGGTGGTCAGCTACGGCGAAGAAGAATGTCCAGCTTGAAAAACTCATGCTTGACTGCATTGGAGGCCGAGACGTAACCATTGCTGCCGCGAATGACCGCAATACCCAACTTGAGGCCGAAATTCAGCGTCTCCGCAAGATTCCTTTGACACAACCCCAAGAAAAGAGAGATGATTCAACCATCAAGGCCAAGTCGTCGGCGGATGTGCGCCGGTTGACCGAGGCGGCGTTTGGGTTGCAACCTGAGATTGGAGCATCGAATGAAGACGAGTGAATTTGTACAACTCTTGCATAATGAGTTGATTCTTCCACGTGACCCGCACCTTGCGGATCGCTTCGCTGCCTTGCTTGAGGAGAATTACGAGCCGGTAGCGCCGAAAGAGCCAACCCCGGAAGACGGCGTGAACATCGTTCCCCAGGAGCCGAGTGTTACGGACCCTCCTCCGGTGGAATCTTTGCCGGAATCGACCGAAAGTGAGGCGCTCTAATGGCGCGAGACGGCTTTGACGGACTCGGCAAGATGCGCGGCGGGGAGCGGAATAGCTCTTACATCCCCAAGCCGCATAGCGAAACCAAGCCGCATGAATCGACTGAAGAGCAAGAGAAGAGCGACGGCGGCAGCGATCAGATTCACAGCGTCCATGACCACGGCGATGGGACGTTCCACACAGAGCATCCTGACGGCACCCGCGAAGAGCATCCTGACCATCTTCATATGCTTGCGCACCTTGGCCACAAGGTAACGGACGGCGACAAGCACCACATCGTACATCACGACGGCATCGCAGCCCACTCCCACTCGATTGATGAGCAGGGACAGCATACGGACCACGGTGAGCATAACACCGCAAACGAGGCTCGTGAGGCGATGGACAAGTTTCTCGGCGAAGAGTCCGAGGAGCCGCAGCATCAGCACGGCGAAGCAGAGAACGAGGAAGGCCCCGCACTGGGCGGAATGTAACCGGGCAGAACGCCCAAGGAGAATGACGTGAAAAAGACATTTTCGATTATCGGCGCGTTGCTTCTGGCTTTGCCCGTCGTAGCGCAGGTTCCTGCTGGTCCAACAACTTTTGGTGGCCGCGTTGACGCACTGAGTTTCTCTTATGGAGGGCAGGGCCAAGGTGCCGCTCTGGTAGTCGGCGCGGGCGGTGGCAATGCTGGCACCAGCTACTCCATCACCCTGAATTACGGCAAGACTTCGAGCGGTGGAACTGGTTATGTTTTCTATCCTTTCTCCTACGCGGTACTTCCAGCGATTGCAATCGGCTCCGGCGCGACGTACGAGGTTGTCACTCCGAGTTCGGCCTCATGCACAACTGGACAGGCAAACAGCTACCAGCAATGCTCGGTTACTGCATCATTCACCTATGCGCACGGCGCGGGGGATATTGTGCGCTCTGGAGACGCTGGTTTGGTTGAAGCTATCAACTTCGCAGCCTTCACGCCCAGCATTGGAAACATCGTTGAGCTCGGCGAGAAATGGTATGTGGCAGGCGGAACACAGGCGGCTATTCAGGCGATTACAACCCCGTATCCGTATGTGTCCATTGAGGATACTTCCGGTTACTACGGTTTGCGCTGGTTTACCACAACGCCCACGGTGCAGACTACTACTGCCGCCGCCGCTGCTTCCACTGGGACTCTTACCGCTGGCGGTTCTTTGACGGCGGGCGCGTACTACTTCAAGACGGCCTATGTGGACGTTTTGGGGCAGGTGTCGCAGTCGTCCTCGGAAGTTGCTTCTTCTCTCACGGCTACCGCTACCAACGCCAGCATCACGGTAAACGCCCCTGCTGCTGCCGCTGGACAGGTTGGCTACATCGTCTACATGACTATCCAAGGCGGCGGCTCAGGTAACGAGTTCTGGGTTCCTGTCACTAGCACGAATTGCACTCTGACTACGATTGAGAGCGTGATCGCGGCTTGCGCGTTGACGAATACCAGCTATGGCCAGACTTCCTCAAATGCGCTCATCAGCGTCACCCCGGTCAATACTCAAGCCAAGGTAATCGGCGCTACCGATACGGTCAATCGCACAGCTTTCGCATATTTGGCTTCAAACTCTGCCGGAGCGGTCAGTCCGATTCCTGTTACGTATGCTACCTTCACCGGGACGGCAACTTCCGCTGCAACCTACCATATCGGCGCGATCACCATCAATGGAACACTGTTCGGGCAGGTTGGAAGGGAGTATAAGATTTGCGGCGGCGGTCACTTCACTTACGCGACGACTGGAACGCAGATTCAGTTTGCACTACTGGAGGGCACATACAACAATTCAGATGTTGCCCTTGCGACTACGACCGGCGCGGTTTCCACGGCCACCAGTGGTAACGCTGTTTCTCAGTTCTGCTTCACTGTGGATATTCTCTCTAACAGTGGTACCGCAGCTACGGCGGATGTTCACGCATGGGCGATGACCAACCCGGCGGCGGCTACGGCGGCTTTGGTGGAAACTGACATCAACGTGGCGGCGATCACCGGCATTCCTTCGAGCGGTACGCAGTGGCTTGACCTTGAAGTCATCAACGCCGCAGCCTTTGGCACAGGTGGATTTGTGCTCGACACGTTGAGCATCGTACCAGTTCACTAAGGCGGTGAGCGATGCCGTGGGACGAAGTTCTCCACAAATGGAAAACTGGAAAGCTCTACTCTGGTGGCAACGGTAAGCAAGTCAAGAATCAAAAGCAAGCCGTTGCCATCATGTTGAGCGAAAAGAAGGAAGCCGAGGGCGGCAAGAGCGAATACGCAGCCCAGCGGAAAGGGAAACTGTACCCGCGATGAGCAAACTCTATGCAGCAGACCGCAAGAAGATGCCGAAGAGTTCCTTTGCTGGCCCTGGGCGCAGCTTCCCGGTCAACGATGCCACTCATGCTCGTCTGGCGATCTCCGGAGCTACCCGCAGCGAACACGCCGGAAACATCAGCGAATCAGAAGCCGAGCGCATCAAGTCCAAGGCGCGGGGAAAGTTGTATCAACGATGAACCACAACGGCGCATACTGTGTTCGGCATATGTGGAACCCGCTCACGCAAGGGCCGTGTTGCCAGTGCATGACCGGACAGCAGAAGCTCGATTACGTGTGGAAGCAGATGCGCGATGCGCGCGATGCGCGCGATGCGCGCGATGCGCGGTTGTCTCCCAAGGATTGCGTAATTCAATGCCCGTACTGCCTGAGCATGATTACCGACGGCAAACCGTGCTGTGACGTGATTGCAAGGGCAATGGCGGCAATTCTAGCGCGTGAGGATGTGGTGAACTTGGCAATGGAGGCCGCACAGCGGAATTGACATGGAAACAATTCGCAAATGGATTTATGTTTTCGAGCGCATCATGGGAAGACCTCCGTGTGTTTCTGGTACTGATCCATCGTGTCCTTTTTGCAGAGAAATGAGGAGAAGGAGGGATAATGGCCAATAACGCCATTGATATTATAAGGCGAGGATTTTTAGGACTGTTGGGTGCAATAAGAGGAATTGCACCAGAAAATGAACGGTGGCTTTCTCGATACGATGTGGAAGTAGGGAATTATTATGACGTTGGAGGACAAAAACTGTTCCAAGTTTTAGGACCAGATGAAAATGTATTAAATCTTGTTGCATTTGGAGAAATACTTGGAACGAACGAAGTCCAAATTTGGTATGCGCGTCCAGAAACGGGACGAATGACTAAAATGCACTTCATTCGATCTTATGAGGAGGCCGCAAAGCGGAATTGAATATGGCGTTTTTCATCGAAACAAGCTCTGACGGAAAGTTAAAAGTCTCCTCTGCG